TACAGATAAGACTACCGTGCAAGCGTATCGATGACCGCCCCTTATCTATGCAATAGATGTATCGATTTGTTCGATCTGTTCGATCTGTTCGATCTGTTTGATCTGTTCGATCTGTTCGATCTGATATAGATGTGGAGAGTTTTATCGAGTGTTGAGAGTTTTTTAAAAGATTTTACATTGACGGTGGGTGGATCAAAAATATTAAAAGTGATTTGATGATGTAAAGGTCAAATCTAAAACTTGTATCGTTTTTGACAAACTTTTTTGTAACTTTTTTCCATAATTTTTTATATATAAATTTGTGTATAATTTTTTGTAATTTTTTTCCATAATTTTTTGTTATCTAGCTCTTTTGACTTTCCAGTTATTCGTATTCTAAAATGTGTAAAATGATTTCCAGGAGATTTACATGATTCCAAAGCCACCTACAAAGAAAAGCGGAGAGCTCACCGACGATGAACAATTTTTTATATTAGAAGCGAACCTACTTCCAAAACATAGAAGTGATCCCTCTATCCTTGGTTTTATAAATTCATTCGTTAGATGTAAAAATATTGCACAGGCTTCACAAGAGGCAGGGATACATAAAAGTTTAGGATACGAGTATCGCTATAGAAAAGACGTTGCTTTAACAATTGAAAGGCTTATAGATAAGTCGCTTATAAAGTACGGCTTTGATGCAGCTGAAGTAATGGAAAGAACCAAGGAGCTTGTAGACTTCGATCCTATCATGGTTCAAAATGCTGATGGTACATTTAAAAATAATTTCCATGACATTGAACCAGAAGCGAGAAGGAATATAAAGAAGTTGAAGGCGAGAAACATTTACTCTGAGGTTGAAGACATGAACGGAGTGAAGAAGAAGATTATTATAGGTGAAGTTATTGAGTATGAGTTTTATGATAAGTTAAAGGCGTTGGATCTTATAGGTAAAGAGAAGGACTTGTTTAAGACGACTACGAAGGTTGAGCATACTATAAGTAGTGATATGGCCTCCTTGTTATTAGATAGTGCTAAAAGAGGTCAGGAAGCGAGTAAGGGTTATAAGGTTATAGATGGTGAGGTTATTAATCGTGAATAACATTATAGAGTTTAAAAGTGACAAGACCTTGGATTTTTATGTTGATCAAATTAAACGAGTATTAGATGCTAAAGGAATTGTGATAGCGACTGTAAATGATGACGGTACGTTTGGGACGTTTATAGATAATGAGATAGTTGATATTGACTTATGTTATCTGATAGACTGTTTAAAAGAGCGACGACGACAAAGGAATGATGGATGAAGCACGTTGGTATTAGACCTAAAAAGATGCCTTTAGAATTGGATCCTGATAAAAAGCGTAAGACATATTATGAGAGGTTCGATGACGGTGGTTATCGGATATGGTATGAGAAGATGCTTACGAGTGGATGCAATAGAACGGTTAAGAAATGTAAGCGCGATGGAGAGTTGATATATTGTCCTGTGTGTGACGAGTGGTTTAATAAGGAACAGTTTAAATGAACGATGAGATAAAGTTATTCCAGAAGCTGATAAATGAGAACCGATACGACTTCTGTAAATTAGTCTACATTATATTTCCTTTCGGTGAACCAAATACTGATATGGAATTTATGCACCCTTATTCTTGGCAAATGGAAGAGTGGGCGAAGCTATCAAAACATTTAGCTAATCCTGAAACAAGATACGAGACATACAGACTGATCATATCATCAGGTAACGGTGCTGCTAAAACGGCTTTCGGTGCAATGACATTAGTAATGTTATTATACACTCAAAGACTAAAAGCGCGTGTTACTGCCAACACCGATCCACAGATGAAAACAATCGTATGGCCTGAGTATGATATATGGTTTAGGAAGGCCAGATTTGTTGATCATTTTTTTGAGAAGTTTGGTACGAGTATTAAAGCTAGGAATTTAAAATTAGCTGAGAGTTGGAGGATCGATACGGTCACATGGTCTGAACAATCACCTGCAAGTATTTCGGGATTACATAATAAAGGTGGTGCAGCTGTTTATGTATTTGAAGAAGCACCTGGTATTCCTTCAGTAATTTGGCAGTACGCTTCGGGAGCATTTACAGAGACTGAAACAATTAAACTTCACTTAGCGTTCGGTAACTCCGATGATCCTGAGAGTAAGTTTGAACAAAATATGGCTTCACCATTATGGAACAGTAGAAGGATAGATACGAGGACTTTAAAACATATCGATCCTAAGCAAGTTGAAGCATGGTTAATAGATGCAGGTGGTGACGAGGATAACGATGACTTTAGAGTTCGTGTAAGAGGTCTTCCTCGTAAATCGGCCAAGGATTCGATCATTAAAGTTGAGACTGTAGAAGCAGCCTTGGCAAGACGACATACTTTCGACATGGATAGTGTAGCAAATTTTCCAGTTATTTTATCTTGTGACCCTGCGTGGACAGGTGGAGATGAGACAACAATTTGGATGAAGCAAGGTCACTATCATTGTCTATTGGAGAAATATAAACTTAATAAGCAATCGGGTGAGACACATCAATTAACGTATAATAAGTTATGTTATTGGGAACGGAAATTTAAAGCAGATGCGGTTCACATTGACCAAGGAGAAGGTACAGGTATTTACACTCTTGCAATGAACGCAGAGAAATATCATTGGATACTTGTATCGTTTGCAGCAAGTCCGACTGACAATACTGATCCAGCGAAATCAGAGTATAAAAACTTAAGAGCGATGATGTACTATCATTTACAAAAAGCACTTATGCAATCAGCGGTTTTAGATGCGAAGGATCCGTCATGGATTGAAGCAATTAAAAAACAATTGTGTTGGACTAAAGGAGCTCGTCATAAAATCACTTATCAAAAATTAGCTGAACCTAAAGCAGACATTAAAGCGCGTGTTGGACAATCTCCCGACGTTGCCGATGGTGCGGTTCTTTTATATGCTTTTGAAGTGCAAGAGAAATTACCTGATAATGAAATAGGAGAGGATGGTGAACCGATAGGAGTCGGTCATGATTCATTAATAATGAAACGTCACGAAGTTGACTACGGAGCAGATCACGATGACTTATACAATTAAAAGAGAGAAAGAATTAACGAAAGAATTATTACAATTTATTTGCAATGAAGCCGATGGTTTAAATAAACTTTTCGGTGGTAAATATAATTGGATGAATATGGGTGTACATCAAATGTTGCAACAAGGAGTTTTCCTTGTAGGTTATAAAGATGGAGAAGTTAGAGGGATCCACATTTCGTTCTTGGTAAATCATCCACTAGATAAAAAATTAAAAGTTCTTCAGCAACAATTATTTTATGTAAAACCTGACTCAGGTAGAATGGCTTTTCACCTATTTAACAATTTTATTGACATTGGAAAGTCTGAAGCTGATCATATAATCACCATGTTGACAAGACACACCAATATAAAAAGTGAAACTTTAATCAACAAAGGTTTTGAAGAAATTCAAGTCACCTATCGTTTGGAGTCAAGAAAATGAGTGGAGCTGTAGAAAACGAAATCGATAATTTTATAAATAATCCTATAGATGGTACTATAAATCTAGTAGCGAACGCTTCTACAGGTGGTCTTCTAGGATACGAGAAGGGCGGTTTTAAAGCAGGTGTTACAGGTCAACCTATAATGGAAGGAACCAAGGAAATAACAGGTGCTAAGGCAGCTGAAGAAGCTAACAAGATGGCGCGTGAACAATTCGATAAGAGTGTTGTTGATGCAAATACAGACAGACAAAACGCTATTAAACAAAAGCAAAACAATCAAATAAATGCTTCTTTAAATGCAGGTCAAGCAAGATCTACAGCAAATAAAAAAACAAATACAACGAAGCCACTAGGTGACGTAACGGACTTTTTAGGTATATGAAAAATACAACTAAACAACATTGTGAATTTCTCAGACACCAGGCCAAGCAAAAATTTGATAAGGTTCGAGGAACGTGGTGTGATCTTTTACGTTGGGGTATGCCTTACAAAGCCAGTTGGATTTTAAGTCAAACACCAGGTGAGAGAAAGAACCAACATATAGTGGATCCAACACACGTTTTAGCATTGCGCTCTTGTGTTGCAGGTTTCTTAGAAGGTAACACTTCTTCTTCTCGTCCTTGGGCAAGAATAGGAACTAGAGATCAAGAACGAAATGATAAATATAACAACAAGGCATGGTTGCAACATTTTACTAATAGAGTAATGGCCTATTTGTCGTCGAGCAATTTTTACAATGCCGCAGGGATTTTTTATTATGATTACCATGTTGTAAATACAGGTGCTCATTATTTTGAAGAATTAGAAAATGGTTTTCATGTTCATACATTAATCCCAGGATCGTACTATGTTTTAAATGATTCAAGAGGAACGGCTGTAGTTTTAGTTCGTGAATTTTGTCTCAATGTAAAAGCTGTTGTCGATACTTACGGAATTAAAAATAAAGATGGTAAAGCAGATTGGTCAAACATTTCTCCTAACGTCAAAAAGATGTACGATGACGGAAATTACGGTGAGATGATTGATGTTGTTCATATCGTTTATGAGAACCCAGAGTACGATTATAAAAATCCTGAGAATCCTTTCAACAGAAAATGGTTAGAATTAACTTATGAAGTTGGTACAGGAAACAAAACAGGATCTTCTTCTTACGGTGAAGGAAACGGTTTTTCAGAACCGATGACTGATAAAGGTAAGGATCTTTTCTTAAAGAGACACACATCTAAAAGAAAACCTTTCGTTGTAGGTAAATCTACAGAAGAATTTGAGTACGGTGAAAAAGGGCCTATGATTGATTCTCTTGGACTTGTAAAATCGCTTAACAAAAAAGCAATCGGAAAAGACCAAGCATTAGAACAAATTTTATCACCTGCTTTACAAGGCCCTGCATCTTTAAGAAAAAGTTATATTAGTCACGCACCTAATACTTTTGTTCCACTTGATGCTAGATCAATGGGAGCAAAACAAAAATTAGAACCAATTTTTCAAATCAATCCTGCAATCGGTACATTGTTACAAGATGTAGGTGACATGAGACAAATGGTTGATAAAATTTTCTATGCTGACTTCCTTTTATATTTATCAAGAAATCCTAAGACGAGAACAGCGGCTGAAACAAATGCTATCGTTGAAGAACAACAAAGAATTATTGGGCCTAATTTACAGTCTTTAAATACGACTTATAACAATCCTGTACTCGAGTGGGTAATGGATTATGTTTTATTTGAGGATCCGTATTTAGAACCTGCACCTGAAGAATTACAAGGGCAATCTTTAAAACCAGAATACATTTCAGTTTTTGCACAAGCGCAAAGAGCAGCTGATCTACCTTCGATTGATAGATATGTTGCGATGATTGGACAGGTTGGACAAATTGATCCTAGAATTTTACAAAAAATAAATACTGATAAGCTTGCTGACTTATATGAAGATCGTTTATACTTACCTTCAGGATTAAATAACCCACAAGATAAAGTTGAAGCGATGAGAGAACAAGCTCAAATGGATATGAAACGTCAACAGGCATTACAGGAAACTTTACCTGCGGTGGCAGGGGCGATGAAAGACATGAAGGCTGCACAAGCAGAATAAAATGAATGAAAAGTCACTTGCTTTACAGAAAGAGAGAGAAAGAAAAGAAGCACTTGAGCACAGAGACGTTCTCTTGGCCATTGCTTCGATATTAAAAACAAAAGAAGGAATACAATTATTTTCTTATTTGTTTAAAAATTTTGATGTCACTAGCTTGCCTGAGAGAGGTATGCAAGGTGAAGAACTTAATGAATATCTAGGATTTTTAAGAGCAGGAAACTCGATATATAAACTAGCGTGTGAAGCAGATTCAGAAACCGCAGCTTCACTGATTGCAAAATTGGAGAGACAGAGATATGCAGACATCTACGAGCAACACAGAATCGACAACGGATATTACCAAGATGCCGATTCCGACACCTAACGTACAAACCACACCAGAAGTTGATGACTCTGGTTTAGATGAATTTGGGTATAAGAAAAATGATGAACCGACAAAAAAACCTGAAGAAAATAAAACAAAAGAACCTGAAGCAGATAAGGAAGTTGAAAAACCTGCTACAGGGTACGGAAAAGAAGACGCAATCCCTGAACCAGAAAAAAAAGAAGAAGTAAAAGAACCGACGACTGAAGAGGAAAAATCGAAAGCTGAATTAGTTGAAGCTTTAAAAGATTTACCTGAAAATATTGATAAAGAGAAAGTGACTAAGTTTGCTTTAGACAATAAGCTGACAAAAGAACAATTAATTGCTTATAAAAATTTTGTAACAGAAGACTCAAAACAGTCTGAAGTAAAGCAAAAAGAAGCAATTAAAGCACAAAGAAGTGAATGGAAGAAAGAATTATCTTCAGATCCTGACTTCGGTGGTGAAAATTTTGATAAAAATGTTGACCGAGTTGAAAAGGTATTAGAAAATTATATGCCTAATATGAAAAAAGTATTGACAGAACGTGGTAGTATGTTGCCTCCTTATGTTATGAGGGACTTTCTAGCATTGTCTAAGATCTTAAACCCAACAACGACCTTGGTGAGTGGAGATCCGATACAAACAGAAACGACCGATAAAAATTTTCTCGATGATATGTACTCATAAACTTTTTTGGAGGATGAAATATGGCAGCTAAAGGCTCAACACTTGTTACTCTTGCAGATGTAGCAAAATCAAAAGACAAAGAAATTGGAAAAGTCGCAGAGGTACTTGTTCAGCACAATGCTATGTTGAATGACATTCCTTATATGGAAATGAATGAAGGAACAATTCATAAAGAAGACATTCGTTCAGCATTACCAGAAGTTTACTACCGTAAAGCTAACCAACCAATCCCTGCTTCAAAATCAACAATTGAAGAAAGATCTTTCACAGCTACTCACTTTGAGTCGAAATCTCAAATTGATAAAGCGGTTGCTGAAAGAGGTGGAAAAGATCGCGTTGCTTACAACAGATGGAACCAAGCTCAAGGACATTTACAAGCTCACGCTATCGAAGCAGCAAGCTTGATGTTATACGGTTCACCAATATCTTCAAATAGAAAAACAGCTGGTTTCTTTGATATTTTCTCTACTGTTTCAGCAACAGAAGCGACATCAAAACAAATCATCGATGCAGGTGGAACAGGATCTGACAACACTTCAATCTTAAAAGTTCATTGGGGTGAGAGATCAGTTTTCGGTGTTTATCCAAAAGAAACAAAATCAGGTCTAACAAGAACTGATTACTCAGCAGGTGGAAAACTTGTTAAGATTCCTGGAATCGATGAGCAAGGTAACGTTGGTGATTTCTGGGGTTACGAAGAAGAATTTTGCACAGATCATGGTTTAGTTGTAAAAGATTACCGTCAAGTTGCTTGTGTTCGTAATATTGACGTTTCAAATTTAGTATCAGGTGTTGGAGCTGCGGATCTAATCGATCTTATGATCTCAGCTGACTACAAAATTGATTCTCAAGAAAACGGTCAAGGTATTTGGTATGTAAACAGAACTTTAGAAGCTCATTTACATAAACAAGCTTTAACAAAAGTTGGTGCAGGTGCAGGTTTAACTTTTGATAATTACCAAGGTAAAAAAGTTCTTATGTTCTTAGGTTGTCCAGTAAGAAGAATGGATGCTCTATTAACATCTGAAGGAAGAGTAGTTTAATAAAATTTAAGGGATCGAAAGATCCCTTTTTCAAATTTAATAATTTTCGGAGGGATATAATATGAGATTCGATATTGAAAATCAAATGTCAGTAGAGCAAGCTTTCACAGGCGCAGCTACTGTTTCAACTCACTCTTACAAAAAACAAACAGCTGCTCAAGACCTTTCAATCGGTCGTAGAATGGCTTTATTAGTTTTACCAGTTGTAGATGCAGGTGCAGGTTCAACTCACACTCTTCAAGCTATCCAAGCTGACGATGCGGCCCTTACTTCAAACGTTGAAGTTTTAAGCCAAGTAACAGTTTTAGCAGCTGACCTTATTAAAGGAAAAGAAATTGAAATTCCAATTCCTCAAGGTGTAATGGATAAGCAATTCCTTGGTTTCCGTAACAGCTCAACAGGTGGTACGACGACTGTAACTCTTGACGTTTATCTTGTTCCTCAAGATGAAATCGCTCAATACAAATCATTTCCTAAAATAAATGATGCACAAGTATAAGAGTTAATTTATGAATAAAAAAATACCATCTATGCCAGGTATAAATCAAGTTTCAAGTGACGATGTTAATACTGCTTTATCATCGATCTCTCCTACTCCTGAGGTATCGAAAGATGCCCCAGGTTTAGCAGAAGAACTGGTTGTACCTGAACATAAAGTAATGTTTAATAATGTTGATGATAAAAACGAATCAATAATTGCGACACCTAAAATATCTAAAGAAGGTATTAAAGTTGTAGCTCTTAGAAAAGGGTTTTATAATCAAGAAAGAATTAAAGAAAATCAAGAATTTCTAGTAAAAAACTTTAGCGATTTAGGTGAATGGATGAAATGTGTTGATCCAGACTTAGAAAGAAAAAGAATGTTAGAAATGAAAAGTAAAAAGGCGAAATAAAAACCTTCGTCTTTAAAAAAGAACGAGGTTAAAATGTCTTTTACTAAAACAAAATCATATAATCTAGCATTATCAGCTTTATTATTATCACGACAAGTTTCAAACGCAGACACAGATACGTCTAATGAAGTGAGAGTTTTAAACCAATTTTGGGAAGACGCTCTCACTTCTACTTTACAAGAAATGGATCTTGATTCTTTATCTGAAGCAATCACTCTTGAACTTATCGAAGAATTAGACGAAGGGCCTTGGAAATATGTTTACAAATATCCAACTCGTTGTGCATTTCTAAGAAGAATAAAATCTTGTGCTGTTCTCGATACAAACAGAACACACATATCAAAACAAACAGGATTATATCAAGGTCAGAAAGTCATTTTCACAAATGAGTACGCAGCCGTTGGAGAATGTATTCCTAATGATGTTTCCTTGGACGTTTTAAGCTCACCTGCTGGAATGGCAGTATCTTATAGACTTGCATTTTATTCTGCACCTCTAATCGTCGGAAAAGGGGCTAAAGCTTTAAGAGAAGAAGTTTACCAAAGATTTTTATTATCAATCGGTGAAGCTCAAGAATTAGATAAACTTGAAAATTTTAACTATGATCCTGTTCACATGAGATCAGAGTTTGTAGCTGCAAGGTTAGAATAGTATGGCATTAAAACCGCAATTAAGTTTTTCAACAGGTGAATTGGATCCGTTGTTGCACGATAGAGTAACACTTGAAAGATTTCAAAATAGTTTAGCGACAGCAAGAAATGTAATGATCGGAAAAAGCGGAACAGTTATGTCACGTTTTGGAAGATTCCATTTTAGAAAATCAAAATATGATAATGCACCTATAAAGGTTTACTCTCCACCAAATAGTTCATTGCTATTAGAGTTCGGTTATGATCCTTCTTCTCCTACAGATACTTATGTTGATTTGTATGATTTCACAGGAACACTTTTACATTCGTTTGATGGAACGATAGGTTCAGGAGGAAATCCTGTTTTTAGAGCTGAAGATTTAGAAAGTTTACATTTTGAAACAAGTAAAGATGTAGTCTATGTTTTCGGTGGATATAATGTTTCTGGTTCGAGATACGAAATAACAAAGGTTCCTTTAAAAGTAAACGATCTTGGTAATTGGGAATTACAGTATAGTAGTTCACTTCTTTTACCTAGTACCATAGTGGCAAACTCTTTTGTCGGTGTTGTTGGTGGTACAGGTTACGATATAGAATACGCTTGGACAGCCGTATATGAAGGTCAAGAGACTGAAGAAAAAATATTAAACGCTACTCCTGTATTTAAAAAACCTATTAACGTGGGTGAAATGAATACAATGACTATAAATGTTGGAAGCGATATAACCGCAATAGAGTCCTTTAATGAAATAAGAATTTATCAAAGACCAAAAGAAGGATCCGCTTTTGGGTTCGTTGGTAGAACGACAAATATTTATGTTGATGGAGCTGTACTAAAAGCTGTGTATAAAGACATCGGTGCAGATCCTGATTTTTACAATGGATTACAAACTTTAATTTCTCAAGAAGGATTATCTGATCTTGAAACCGTTGGTCAAAATTCAATTAAGACAGGAACTGTTTACCAACAAAGACTTCTTCTTGCTAATTTTCAAAACGCTAATGTTGAAGCAATCTTAGCTTCTCGTCCTGGTTATCAGAATAACTTTTATAGAGACTTCCCTTACTCAGCAAATTCAGCTTTAAATTTTAAAGCAGGAACAAGTGGAAAAGCTGAAGTAATAAGAATGATTGAGTATAATGGTTTAGTAGTTTTTACTACAGTTGGTGTTTTTGTTTCAACAGGAATATTAAGTCCTGATAATTTAACTTTAGAAAAAAGAGGTAATTGGATTATCGATGACTCTGTTCCACCGTTGATTATCCCAGGTGGATTATTTTTTGTTGATAAAAGAACAGGTGCAATTAAACAACTTATTTATTCACAAGAAATTTCTACATATGATTCAATAGATCAGTCTATTTTTAGTGCTCATTTATTTAAAGAAAGAACAATTAAATCTTGGGCTTTTCAAGATGGTGTTGCTCCAATGGTTATAGTTTCATTTTCAGATGGAACATTTGCGACATTCACTTATAGTTATGAACATCAGATGAGAGCTTGGACGAGAAGTGATTCTGCTTATTCTGTTGAGCAAGTGGCAAGTACAGAAATCGCAGATACCACTATTTTTGTTACCAATAAAAATGGTAATCGTTATATAGAAATGACAGTACCAAGATATATTTTACCTTCTGTGTATGTTGAAAATCCTGAAGCAGGTTTAACAGCATACTCCGCTTTCATGGATGGATTAAAAGTCAAAGTTGATTTACTTAACGACGATCTCATTGGTGTTGACGAGTTAGATATAACTCCTGTTGTCTCAGGTGATTGGGAAGGTAACTTAACTTTGACTTGCGGAACATCTGGAATTTTTACAGCAATTGGAGATGGTCAAGTTGGAACAATCTTTAGATTCTTTAATCCTAAAGACAAATCAAAATTAGATTTAACAGTTGTTAGTAGAACAGACGACGATACTGTTGTTGTTTCTCCTAGTGAAGAATTTCCTTCAGACTATGCAAACGATATTAGACTTTATAGAACGTTTTTAACTGTAGACGGTCTTCAGCATTTAGAAGGTGAGATAGTCTCTGTAATGGTTGACGGTGACGTTGTTAGTTCACCTTTTAATGACAACTCAGAAGATACCCTTAGTGCTATCATTGTTTCAGGTGGTGACATAGATTTACCTGAACGTGCGGCCATTGCAATTGTTGGACGACCTATTGTAGCAGATATTAAAACTTTAAATGTTAGTACAGCTGAACAATCTCCTACAATGATTGAATCATTAAACATCAACAAACTTTACGTTAGAGTAAAAGATTCGAGAGGATTGTTTGTTGATAATAAATTCCCTGAAGAAAACGATAATGAAGTTGATGGGACAAGTGTTGAAGGGATGCAATCCTTGGATACTTACTATGTTCCTAGCAACACATCTATAATTGGAAATAGAAGTAAACCTGGAACATCTAAAAGAATTGAAGTTATAATCCCAGGCGAATGGGAAAACAACGGACAGATGGCTTTACGTCAAGTGGATCCGTTACATTTTGAAATTCTTTCTATCGTGGCAGATATTGAAATATTGCCAAGGAGTAATAGATAATGGCAGCTCAACTAGCTTTATATGGTGGCCTAGCAGCTCTTCAATTAGCAGGTAGCTACTTTGCTTCACAGAACATTAAAGAGACAGCAAAATTAAATCAGGACATTGCAGACATGAACGCTCAGTTTGCAGAACTAGATGCTTACGATGCACTTGTTGAAGGTGAGACAGAACAAGCTCGCTATCAATCTGTAATAGAAGATACGCTTGCTCAACAACAATTAATTCAAACTGCTCAAGACATTGACGTTAACTACGGAACTGCAAGTGCTGTTCAAAGTGAAACAAAATTTGTATCTGAGATGAACTTAATGGAAATCGAAAAACAAGCACAAGAAAAAGCACTAGGGTTTAAATCACAAGCAAGACAATTTAAACAGTCGGGTGTTATTCAAAGAGCTGAAGCCGATGCTAAAGCGGCAAGTGTTATGTTCAGCGGAGCGATGGGTGCAGCTGAGAAAGGGTTAACAGGATATAAAGCCGCAGGTAAACCCGATCTTTGGACGAAAGAAAGTTAGGAGAATTTTATGGCCATTACAGTACCTAGACTACAAAAACTAAATACTTCATCTGAAATTCCTTCTAACGAACGAATCAAAATGAATGTTGAAAATAATGCTTCTAATATTTTGAATACTACAAACGCTGTTTCAAATTTAGCAGAAAAAGGAATCGATCTTTATACTGAATTTGAAAATGATAAAATCACTCAACTAAGTTATGAAGTTGAGAAAGAATACAGTGATTGGAATGGTGAAAAATTAGCTAAACTAAAAGCTCACCAAGGAGATCCGACAGAATTATACGCACAGTATGAACAAGAAGCTGAACAAAAATATAATGAAATTTTAAATAAAAGACCTGATCTAAATACCAGAGTTAAATCAGGTGTAAAATCTGCACTAGATAAAACAGCAAACACTCAAAGAATACAAGTCTTAAAACAAAGAGGAGCACAGCAAGAAGTATATGAAAATAATACTTACGAATCAGCTGTAAAACTTAAGAAGAATAATCTTGGTGTATCTGCAAGTTATATCAAAGCAGATGATCCAGGTTCATTTTATCCGTTTGAAGAAAATATTGCAGACATAAAAACTACAATAGCTAAAAGAGCAATCGATAAAGGTTTAGGAACTGTAGTACCTGAAAACAGTGAAGAAAGAGGTGATCATGTTTACCGCGATTTAGACGGTAAAATGGTTAAGGTTAAGTTAAATGACATTGCAAAAGTTAGAGTAGCTAAAGAGCTTAGTGAAGGTGTAGGAACGTCTATTACCTCTATGATCAATAGTGGATACACTCAAGAAGCACAAGCGGCTTTTGAAAGATATAAACCTTATCTCGATACTAAAACAAAAGGTTCAATTGAATCAAAGTTTAAGACCACAGGATTAAAGTCTACAGCTTACGATGAGATGTCTAAGATTGAAGGGAAGTCTGAAAGCGAACAGATGCAATACATCGAATCGGTAAAAGATCCTGAGATTAAATCAGAACTTTTAAAGATTAAAGATACTAATGATCGTCGTAGACAAAATATTAGAGAGCGTAGAGAGAAAGTAAACTATGAAGCTCTAGCAGGTAAAGTTCTTAATAGAATGAATAGTGAAGCACCTTACAATGGATTAGCTGAACTTGAAGAGGATCCAACATATAAAGCGGTTTTTGATAGATTAGATGCGAAAAGTAAAAAGTCTATTATCGAAATGGTTAATGCTCCTAAAGAAACAAACTCTAAATCTGAAGTAAAAATTCAGGATCTTTTCTTTGGTAACGATGCAGATAATTCTATCGAAGAAATTTCACCTGAACAGTTTGCTCAATACACGACAGGTTTGAGTAGATCAGATAAAAAGAAATATACAAATATGTATAACAGAATGAGAACACAAACTTCTTCTGAAGAACGATCAACTTATAAGCGAGCAGGAAATATGTTGAGAGATCAACTATTAATTGATGAGCATATTGAAAAAGATAAGTTCGGTAAAATAAGCGGTGACGATGAAATAACTCTCCTTAAAGCGCAAAATAAATTGATAGATCATTTAGATAAACAAGGTGTAATGGATGAGAAATCATTGAAAGACTTTGTGAAAAATTTTAGTGCAGCTGAGATTAAAGGAAAGGTTTTTAGTCCAGAACCGAAAGCAGTATTTAGCGGATCAGCAAAACCAAGGGTGACATCTAATGTTTCTACAGCTCCTAGTAAGACTAAAGAGCTTGTAATTTCTCCTAAAGATTTGATAGCCTATAAGAAACAATTTAGAGAACTTAATGGTTATTTTCCGACAACAAAAGATGTAAAATTTAAAACATTCTTAGAGAAAAATAGATAGGAATTTATGGAAATAAAAGTAGAGAGCGATGAAGTAAAGAACGATAAGTTTTTAAATAAAGCAATAAATTTATCAACTACTCCACCTGAAGAAGCGGCTAAAAATATTGATCGGTCAAAACTGTTTGATCTATCTCCTGATTCATATAAAGATTTAAAAACTGAATTGGATCCTGAAGCAGAGTCGATTGAAAGATTACCTGCTCAAGTTCAACCTGTGACTCAACAGTATGTTAAGCAATCTGAACAACACGCTTCATTAGCTAAAGATGATTTAAAGAATATGAATGCTTTTGAAAAAAGAGCGAAGTATTATAAAGAGCAGATCTTGGAGCTTCCCGATCTAAACAGACAGATCAACGAACTAACAAATAAAAAAATTACAGATGGTTCTTTAAGTGAAGGTGAAGAAGAACAACTTAGAGACTTAAATTTAACTGTTCAAGATATTTCAAAATCTTCAAATGATATTCCAGGAATAGGAGACACAGAGAAATTTGGTGTAGAAGTTGTTTCTGCGGCAGGTGACTTTATTCGCTCGTATTGGGAAAACAAAGAAGTATTGGCCGCAGGTATCGGTGGTGGTACAGCTGTTGGTGCTTTAGCAGGGACTTTTGTTTTACCTGCTCTTGGTACCGCCGCAGGTGCTACGGCAGGTTTTACACAATCGGTAGTGGCAACGTCTAGTTTGATTGGTTTCCTTGATGGATACACTCAAATGAGAGGTTCAGTTTATAATGAACTATCACAAGCTACAAACGATAAAGGCGAACCTTTAAATATTCCTCACGAGAGAATGGCTTTAGTATCTCAAGGTGTAGGTATCATTTCAGGTATTGCATCGGGTGTTGCAGGTAAAGTTCTATCGTCAAACAATCCTTTCTTAAAGAGATTTGCGTCACCTAAGTTAGCTTCAAAACTGATCGTAGGCAACGCTGCTACATTAGCAAAAATGGAAGTGCTAGGAGGGATTGCAAAATCTGTAATGGCAGAAGGTGGAGAAGAAGGTCTATCAGAATTTGTAAAAATTGTTGGTTCTAACTTTGCCAAGATGGATGAATCTGAAGCTAGTTTTATGAACGCACTTGATTCTGCATTGGAATCAGATTCTTTAAAACAAATTGCTAGATCGTTTGCTGTAGGTGGTGCAACAGGTGGATTAATTCAATCTGTATCAAGTGCTCCTGGTTATGCAGGAATGAAAAAGAGATTTGAAGAAGTTCAAACTGTTTCAAAGAAAAGAGCTGAAGTCCTTCAAGCACAAAATAATTTTGTAGAACTTGCTAATGATATTAAAGAAACTAAGATGCAAAAATTAGCACCTCAAGAAATGAGTGCTTTTACTAAAGGTGTTTTCTCAACTTTAGGTATTGATGAAAGTGTATGGTTTACTTTAGATAATCTAAGAGAGTTTGCTGATACTCCTGAAAAAGGTGAGGCTGTTAGAAAAGTGGTAGATCCTAATGGTGAGCTTACTAAGATGGCCCAGAAGCTTAATACACCTGTTGAAATTAACAAGGCTGACTTAGTTCAAATTATAACTGACTTTCCTGAACTAACAGATTATATGCGATTAACTCCTGAAGGTGAGAACCCTTTAGAAGCTAAAAACAATGCTAGAAATTTTGTAGAAAAATTAACAACGGCTGCATCTAAGCGCGAAGAGATCCTTGCTTCCCTTGGTGTTGACCAAGAAATAACTCCTGAAATTCAAGCGCAATTAGATGAAGTCTCAAAGATTGCAGAAGACGATAGTGTTTATAGTAATCGTAACGACTACATCGAAAGTCAATCGTTTGTAGAGATGGAAGGTATTCTTTCAAAAGAAGAAGCTGAAACATTCAATACAACTTTACTAGGTGCTAAATTAGAAGTCGCAGATATTTTAAAAGAAGAAGTTGACGGAAAGTTTCAAGCAATAGAAAACAGAATTTTCAGAGATGTTGATGCTAAAGATATTCAACACGATATTAAGAGATTGGATAGTGAGTTTAAAGTTTTAGAAAGATTCAACGATAGAAGCGTAAATGCTGTGACCGTAGAACATAAGCAAAAAGGTTTTAGTCCTAATGCTATTGATCCTAAGTCACTACCTGAAGACTTAAAAGAGATTTATTACCGTCCAGGCCCTAAAAGAGATAAGCTACAAAAGAGAAAAGTATTTGTCGAAGGTGGAATTAGTGTAGAAGAATCAGCCGCTTTAAACGGTGTTGAATCTGGTGCAGAACTTCTCCGTATCTTGGCAGACACACCATCTCGAAACGAAGTTAGAACTTTAAGAGAACAAAGAAAAATTGAATTAAGAAACAGAATTAATCAAACAATTAAACCTGCTAAATTAAGATCAAGAGACGATGCTTTCTCAAACATTACAAAAATTCGTATTAAAGAAATGGAGTACATGAGAACTAAAGAATGGCCTACGACAAAACGTGGGATCATTAAAATAGCAAACAAGCTTCCAACGATTGAAGGTTTAAATACTCAAGCAAAAGAAACTATCAATAGTTTAAAAATAAGAGAGTTAAACCCTAACAGATTTAAACAAGGTGAAACTGCTACACAAAAGGCAGCTCTTAAAAACTTTTTAAATGCAGAGTTTGAACAAGCTTATGAAAACAAACAAAAATCTGCTCTAAATAATGAGCTAAGAAAAGAAGCTTTAAACGCTAGAGACAAGATACAAAAAGCTGAAAACTTTTGGAAGAAAGTTAATAAACCGAACATTCAGCAAGAACTAAAAGATGCAGGAATGTCAGACGTAATGAATGATTTCTTATCTGTCTATAAACTTGATGGAGCTGTTAAGAACGAAAAAGAAAAACAAGCTTTTAATTCTTGGGTTACAACACAAGTTAAAAACGGTAACTACACTCCTGTAATTCCTGATCGTTTAGATAGTACACAAGTTTCATATAAAGATTTAACTGTTGAACAATACCAAGCTATCACTGAGATGGGTGAGTACATGGTTCATCAAGCTAAGTTAAAAAATAAATTATTAAAGCTTCAAGAAAATAGAGCTGAATTAAGAACAGCTGAAGCGGTTGCTACTGAAATCGAAGAGAAAACTAAAGCTAACGTAAACTTTGATGAAAAGCGAGCAGAGAGAAAAAGTGAAAGATATTCTTCAAAACTTGAAAACATTAAGAACGGTTTAAAAACCTCTGCTTCAGTAGTATCAAGTATTAAAACTATTGTTTCAGAGTTAGATGAATATAAGATGGGTGGATACTTTCACGAGTTAATTGGGAAGCCTATCAAAGAAGCTAGAACAGCAAAACGTCAAGAGATGTTTAATATTGAATCTAATGATAAAAAACTTATTGAAACTTTTTACGGTATAGATAATTTCAAAAAGATGTTCAATGAATTTAGAACGATTAAAGAGTTTGACAATATTCCTACTCTTGGTGACGGTGAAGGAGCTATTAGAAAGGTAGATCTTCTAGTCCTTCAAGCATATATGGGAGATCCTGAAGGTCGTAAAGCAGTAGAGAATTTTACTACAAGAGACGGTAGACGTTTAACTGTTGAAGAAGTTCAAACAGTTTTAAATAGAGAATTAGATTCTAACGATGCAGCTTTTGTTCAAAACTTTTTAGTTGATAGATTCAAACAATTCGAGCAAAGAAGTTTCGATCTTCATAAGAGAACTACAGGTGTTGAACCAGAAATGGTAAAAGGTATTCCTGTTATTCATAAAGATAAAGTTCTTCCTGGTGGTTATTATCCTATAAAAAGACAGATGTTAACCGACGAAGCCAAGGCAGCTAAATTTTTTGATTCACTTAAAGAAGAAGGATCCAACCTTTTCGGTGAAGAAGAATCTGTATTCTTTGCTAGAATGAGAAGTGCGGAAATGACTCAACAAGGTCGTTTAAAAGAACGTACAGGTAGTGATCGTCCTTTAGATATTACATTTGAAAACGTTTTCGATTTTACTGAAGAAGCTATTCACGACTTAAACTTTAGAGAAGTTGGTATAGATGCTTTAAAGGTTTTAAAGAATCCTATCAATGTAACAAATATGAAAGCTGTTGTTGGGCCTAAAAAGTTTACGTCTCTATTAAACGGTGTAAAAGATGTTGTAAGTAAAACGACAGAAAGAGAATCTGTACTATTCGCTGAAGAACAAGGGTGGATTAATAAACTTATCCAAGGTGCTCATTCTTTACACGCAGTAAAAGCTATCGGTTTAAATCTAACTTCAGCTGCTATTCAGGCTGACTCTCTTACAAACTTACTTCAACGTGTAGGCCCTAAAACAGGTTTATACTTAATGAAGAGTGCAGGAAAGATTGCAGCTAACTTAAATAATTATAGTGCTTATGTAAAATTAGCAGAGTCAATTAACCCTGACATTAAGTTTGAAAAAGATGGTATCGATAATGCAATTGTAAAACAATCTTATGATTTTATACCGTCAAGTTTATCTTTTTTCAAAAAGAATAAAACTGCATCTTCACAATCAATTGCTAGGATTAGAGATCTGCAAAGAAAAGCTATCGATGCTTCCTTCTCCTTGGTTCGTGAATCAGATCGTTTTAATAAAGTATTAACGACAATGGCATTGAGTGAACAGTTTTTAAACGGTGACATTGACGGATTTTCAAAAGAGAAAGTAGATGCAATGTCTGAACAAGAAAGAGCTGAAACAATGAGAAAAATTGTTCAACAGTCAATCGATCTTTCATTAACTGCTAGTGCTCCTGAAGACCGTACAGCACTTGAAAAAAATAAAGTAGCTTCTATCTTTGTTAGATACTGGACAGATAGAAGAAGCAGATTAAACACTACACTTGCTCAAATCGATAAAGTTAGAGGTAATATAAAGCGAGGTGAAAATGCCAAGGCTGCTTCTAATTTGTTGACAATGGGATTAGCCGCAGGTGGAAGTGCAGCTTTCATCGCAATGGTTAGAGGTAAAGGAGATTCGATATTAGATGCCTTAGAAGAAGAGGAAGCAGACGACTTTGCAATTTCTTTAGGGTGGAATTTTTTAAAAGCTCCTGTTGCACAGACTTTAGAAACTATTCCTTTGATCGATTCAATCAAGTATCAGTCAGACTTAGAAATTATGTCAGATTATCGTAACGTAAGCACACCTTTACTAGGTGTAGCTAGTGACGTGGCAATGGGTGTAGTCGCTTTAAAAGATGTTTTAAATATGGCAACAAGAGGAAAGTCTATAAGACTTAGCGATGTTCAACGAAAAGCTCTTTTAAATAATGCAGGATACTTAGCAGGTGGTGTTCCTACTAATGGAATGTTCAAAGCTATGGAAGCTTTACAGAGTAAAGAAGTTAGAAAGGGATCCAAATATTTACAAGAAGAAATAAAAGATCTTAATAAAGAAATTAAAACTTTTATCAATATGTTTAAAGATGAAAAAGAAGCTGAAACTTTTATTGAAGATTTAAAAGAATATCAAAAAACTTTACCGCAAGCTGAAGAAGATATTAAAGATCTTGTTCCTGAAAATGCTTCATTAGAAATTGAAAATATTTTGTCAGGTGGAGATTGGCAAAAGTTTGACAAACAAACAGGAGCTTCAGGGATTTATCAATTCACAGAAGAACGATGGAACGAGATAATGAATCTCAATCCTGATCTTGGTCTTACTGAAAACGGTAGAGTCGCTAAAGATCCGAAGCAACAACGAAAAGCTATGGATTGGCAGCTTCAAGACAACACTAGATCTTTAATGGCCTACGAAATTCCTGTCGATACCAAGAATCTTCTAGGAGCACATAAGTTCGGTTTTGACAACTATATTGCGATATGGTCTGCTAAAGATAACCAAAAATTGAGTGATATTCTAGGTGAAGAAGTAAACCGACCAGAGTTTGACAATTTTAAGACAGTTAAAGATGTTAAAGAATACTTGAGCAGAGAACTAAAAAAGACTAATAATTAATTAATGTTTGACAATAAAAAATGTCAATGAAAGGATTTTAATATGTCAAGACCAACTTACGATGTAAAAGAAACTTATACTGGAACAGGGTTTTTAAGCACCTACACTTTTGATTTCAAAATTGAATCAAGCACACAGCTTTTAGTTATCGAAGTAAATGCTTTAGGTGTAGAAACTCAAAGAGTACGCGGTGACAATTTAACGTATCTTTCTGGAATTGTAATTAATTCTTCAACAGGTGGAAGTGTAACATTAGCTGCACCTCTAACCGCAGGATACAGACTAATTCTTTTATTAGCTAACGATGCTCCTGTTCAATCGTTTGAGTTTTCAAACAAGACTTCGTTCAGTTTAAAAAGATTTGAAAATGCTTTAGATGTTCTAGCAGGTGCGATTCAAAGACTTGTTTATCGTGGAAAACAATCTATCAGGATCCATGATCTTGACAACGAGGAAACATTCAATGCTCAATTACCTCCTGGAATTGCAACTCAAGCAACACGAACCTTGCGAGTTAATAGTGCAGGTACAGGGCTTGAGTTTGGTGAGTCGACAGCGGAAGCCGCAGCTGGAAATTTACCTACAGGTGGGGCGACAGGTGCTGCTCTGGTAAAAAACTCAGCAACAGATAACGATGTTGATTGGGATGATTTAGTTATTGAAGGATACTCACAAAGATTTAGTACGAATTGGTCAAGTGCAGGTTTAAGAGATTTTATTGTAAAACTTTTAGATATTGTTTATCTTGGCCCTGTAATAGCTTCGTTCAGTGGATCGTCAAATACTTTAAGAGAAAAAGGCGATAGTGTTGCGAGTATTACTTTATCAGTTAACGTTACCAAGAGAAGTAACAACATTGCTAGAATTAGATTTCTTCAAGGTGCGACTCTTATTCAAGATGATAATCCACCTTTAGTAATTGGTTCAGGAATTACAACAGCTCCTTATAGTACACCATTTTCTGATAACATTACTTTTACAGCTGAAGTAACAGATGAGACAACGGTTGACGGAGGCCCTTCAACAGTAACGGCTACAACGTCATATTCTTTTGTTTACCCTTATTACTATGGTGCAGATGTTCCTTCGATAACAGCTGCTCAAGTAGCGTTGTTAACGAAATCAATTATAAATTCTTCAGCAAACTTAAACAGAAGTTTTACAACTTCAAACGGTGACGTATATTATTTTGCTTATCCTGCAAGTTATGGTGTTTTAACTTCTATCTTAGATGAAAACGGTTTTGAGACTTTCTCATCGTGGACAAGAAGAACAGAAAATATAACAGGTTTAGATGCAACAGCGGTTAGTTATTATATTTATGAATCGAATAACCCTGTAGTAGCAGGATCGACAAACTTTACATTTAAAAGATAACGAGGACATTTATGAAAAAAATTATATTACTTTTTATGTTAATGGTGAGTACGCTGTACGCAGGTATTCCGCTTTCGAGTAACTTTACAGTAAACACAGCTTTACCGATTGAAGATAGAATGTCTGTTGCAAACGTAACAGCTAGAGATGCTATTCCTACACTAAGACGTTGGGAAGGGATGCTAGTCTATGTAGTAGCAGAACAAAAACATTTTACTCTTATCAGTGGTGTTACAAATACTGATTGGGTAGAACTTGCAGGTGGAGGCGGTGGAGGAAATCTCGTCGCTTGGTCAACTGGAATAGTTTACGCTATCGGTGATACTGTAATTGAATCAAACAAGATTTACGTCTCTACATCTGCTCACACTTCAGGAGTATTTGCGGCAGACTTACTAGCAGGATATTGGACTGAATTATCAGCAACAGATTTAACAACTGCTTCAGGTGTTCTTCCAATTGCTAATGGTGGTACAGGTTCTAACCTTCAAACATTCGTAGATATTACGAGCGATCAATCGATTGCAGGTGAAAAGTTTTTTACTGGTTCAGGAGCTTTAGATCTTGTAAAGGTTGACCATAGTGGTACAGGTGACGGTGTAGACGTTAACCATGCAGGTGTAGGTAATGCAGTAAAAATTACTCACAGTGGTTCAGGTGACGCTTTAAAGATTACTAACACAGGTACAGGTGATGCAGTAGACGTTACAGGTAACGGAATATTTTCAGGAACCCTAACAGCATCGAATATTTCAGGTTCTACGTCTGGAACAAATACAGGCGATCAAAGTTTAGCTGGCCTTGTAGATCTTACAACGAATCAAACAATCGCAGGTGTTAAAACTTTTTCAAGTACAATAACAGGAAGCATTGATGGAAACGCTGCGACTGTTACAACCAACGCTAATTTAACAGGTGCTATTACTTCAGTAGGAAATGCAACGTCATTAGGGGCTATTACTTCCGCAGATCTAAATGCAGCTCTTGATGTTGTTCAAGGTACAGGATCGGTTGTATTTTCAAATTCGCCAGGTTTAACAACTCCTGACATCGGAGACGCGACAGGTACTTCACTAGCTCTTGGTGGTGTAAAAAATGCAAACGCTGTTCTCGATGTTCAATCTACGACTAAAGCTTTTTTACCACCAAGAATGACGACAACTCAAAAGAACGCGATCCCTTCACCTGTTGAAGGTATGGTTGTTTATGATATAACAATCGATGCTCTACAATTCTATAATGGATCTTCGTGGGTTTCTAACCCTGCCAGTTTTGCAAACTATGTAAAGACTCCTAACCTAACAACTCCAAAAATGGGTAGTGCAAAAATAAACGCATCAGGTGTTGCCCTTGTAGATAATGGTGACATGATGTTAGGAAACTGTAGCTTACCAGGTGCTACAGGACGTTTTGTTTGTAACTTTGAAACAGGATTCTTCACAAGCAATGTTGTGTGTACCGCCACTCAGTTTAACAATTCAGGTGGTACAATTGTTCCTGTAGTTTTTATTGAAACATTATCTACATCAACAATAGAAGTTAGAACTGTAACGAATGGGGCATACTCTTTTGATGCCTTCTTCTTAATGTGTCATGGAGAATAATATGAAATATTTAATTTTACTTTTGATTTTAGCTTCTTGTTCGTCTACTGTTTACGTTACTGATTGCAAAGAACTTGACTCAAACCTTTACGAGTGTAAGGAAAGATAATGAATTTTTTAAAAAAGTTATGGAACGCTATTCTTGGTAAAAATAAAAAACCTGTAGCTCTACCTGAAGTTAAACCTATTCCTGAACCTGTAAAAATTCCTGAAGTGACCAAGGGAAGATTTAATAATATAGCGATCATTATTGGTCATGGTTATGGAGATCCAGGTGCGGAAAGTTGGGATAAGAAAAGAAACGAGTTTGAGTATAACTCTATCGTAGCTAAATACATTAAAGAAAATTTACCTGATAAAATTGTAGAATTATTTTTTAGAGATAAATTCGGTATTACAGGTGTGAATACTAGAGTTAGAGTTTGGAACGATGATTTATCTATCGAGCTTCATTGTAACTCAGCTTCTAACAGTAATGCTAAAGGTTGTGAAATTCTATGCCTTGGTTCAGATAAAGAAGCTATTAAACTCGGACAACATTTAGCTGATTCATTCTGTGAAAAATTTAACAGAGTCAAAAGAGATACAGACGGTGTTAAAGAATTAAAAAAAGGTGATAGAGGACATTATTCTTTAACCTTAGTAGATGACGGTCAACCTTCAATATTAATGGAACCATTTTTTATCAACAACCCTAATGAGTGGATTGAACCTTTAGTCTACGCAGAATGGTTAGTTGGCGAACTTAAAAAACTATAGTCGGAGTTTTTATAATGATGAAGTGGTTCATTGGTGTAAGTAGTGCTTTGATCCTTGGTGCGATGGGATGGATGACAACATTTATTACTATGGGTTATCAAGCTCAGGCAGACATCATAGAGCTTAAAAATTCACAGTATCGACTAGGTGAAAATCAAGGTGAGGTTAAAGCCGAACTAAGAGCTGTAAAGGCAATCACTGAACGAACTGAAAAGAATACTGAAGACATTAGAAAGTACCTGTTGAACAGGGCAATTAAATAAAGGAGAACGTTATGTTAGAAGGAAAAGAACTAGAAGGAAAAATTGGAAATGTAGGATCATACTCGGTAGACGTTGATGATTCTCTAAATGTAAAAATTGAAGCGATTATTTCAACAGAACAATCAGGTGTTTTACTTGAAAGCAAAAATGCAGTATCAGCTCCATTGCTAATGATTCTTGAGAAAGCTTGTTTAAAAAACAATGTTACTTGGGATGAAACTGTAATTGGTGGACTTAAGATGCTTCTTAAGATTGCTTAATGAAACACTCAGAGTACGTCTCGATAGTTAAAAGCTACGGAACAAACGCACTTAAAAATGTTTTAATTAAATGGGCGGTGTCAAAGCTGCCCTTTTTAGCTTCAGGATTCTGGAACGTTCTCTTGGTAAAACTTGCAATGTCGATTGCTAAAGAAGCCGTTGAAGAAGCTGAGATGCGAGTGTTCTTTCTCAATGTAGATTTTAGAACAAATGAACAGGCCAAGGATTTTGAGCTTGCAATGATACAGAATCACAAAGCTCAAAAAGAAGGAACAGAAGATGAAAAAATTAAAGCCGAACAAAATCTTGTCAAAGCTCTTAATAGTCTCGTTGCTCTTAATAAGTAGTTGTGCTTCTATACCAGATGTTCCAATTTGCGCAGAGATTAATCTTTCAAAAGGTATTTGTACCTATACTCTTTCTGGAAAAAACATAGTAGTTGACGACGATCATCCTTTAAACGGTCAAACATGGTTCGATATGAGATCTAAGATCCTAGCTGTTCCTGCGAGCTCTTGGGCTGAAATAAAGTCTTGGATGATTAAACAGTGTAAAAAGACTAATAAATGCGATGCAGATATTTCTCAATGGGATCGAGATATAAACCCTTTATAAATTAAAATTTTTGTCATAGACTATTTTAAAAGAGGGTAAATCTATGTGGCCTTTTAGTAAAAAAATTAGCAATATTAATCGAGTTTTTCTATATGGACAATTCGAGATTACTGAAAAGTTAGCTTCTTTTTTACAAGAAGAAAGCTCTACTAAACTGGTTGGTTATGTAAAGAATACTATACAAGTTTCTGCACAAACTAGATTACACGTTATTAAACCAGATTTACTTTTTTATTTTCATTTAATAGATTTTGATACTAACCAAGGTCTACAGATTTCTTATTTCAAAGACGATGAGGAATCTAAAAAGATAGCTGCACTTTTATTTAAAAAGTTAAAAAAAGTTTTTAAAAATAGAAGCATATATTTAATTGAATTAACAACTGCTACAGACGGTTATAAATCAATTGAATCTTTACAGACTTTAAAAAGAAAAGTTTTTCTAAAGACAAACGGTTTAGAAGATCATGAAGATTTTAAAGAAGTGTTTTTAAAATTATTAGAGGAAATATAATTTGTCAGTACCTTTAAAAGATATATTATTTAACAATACTACTTTAAATAGTGATTTATTTTCACGACCTATTAGAGTTAGATACGCAAATGTTGATCGTATAAGTTTACACAACATTATAACAGGTACTCCTGAAGGAAGTATTCTTGTTCAGTTATCTAACGACTTAACAGAAGATGAAGCTTTAATAACTAATTGGGTAGATTATCCAGGATCATTGACTTCAATTCTTGGTATTACTCAATTGATGATAAATATAAATGATATTACTTTTAGATGGATTCGATTAGCTTATATTAGAGTTAATTCGACAGGAACCATAACTACTAATTTCGTATTAGTTCAGAGGAAATAATTGAGCACTTTAGTTGTAAATTTACCTTTAGTAACTTCAAGTGGTGGTAGCGGAGGCGGTGATGCTTCAGCTGCTAATCAAGTTGTTACAAACACAAAATTAGATACTATTACAAATAGAATAACACCGACTTTATTATCTGGAATTTTATTTGATGATATACAAGCCACTTATCCTTTAGATGAAGTTGAACTTTATTCTTATTACTATTTAACAAATCTTGTAGCAGAAATTGAAGTAACATATACGGATGCCACTAAAGAAATCCTTACGAGAGTGAGGAAGTTATAAATGTTAAAATGGAATCCACTAACAGGTGAACTAGATTATTCAAACAGTAATGCTGTTAGTGCTAAAAAACTAATTATCACCAAGATAGCAGATGAAGTTATTTCAGCTGCAAAATTAGTTTATTCCAATACATCTACTACTTGTAAACTAGCAACAAACGATGGAACTATTGACGAAGCTAGTGTTGTTGGAGTTGCTTTAAATTCAGGTGGTATAGGAACAATAATTCGCATACAAGTGTTAGCGATTGCTGAAGATGTAACATTCTCTTTTAACGTAAACGACTATCTATTTCTTGGTAAGTTAGGTAACATTATAAATATTGATCCAACTATTGATCCTACAGCTACACATTTAACTAGAGTTGGATATGGTTTAGGAAATGGTTCTATAATGGTTTCAGTGGAGAAACCAATAATTCTATAACAGAGAGGTTTTCATGGCACAGAAGTTTAAGACATTACAAAACGGTAGAGATGCACTTAAGGAAGCAACAGTAGTTTCTTCAGGTGTAGCAAACGCAGGTGACGTTCCTGCTTTAGATTCTACAGGACGTTTAGACATTACACTTATGCCAGATGGTATCGGTGCAGATACTAAGGCAATGGAAGCTACAGAAGATCTAGCGGCAGGAAACTATGTAAACATTTTCCTTTCATCTGGTATTCAAAAAGCTAGATTAGCAGACGCTTCAAACGACAGACCTGCTCATGGTTATGTTAAAGCTGCTTTCTTAACTGGTGCTACTGCAACGATTTACTTTGAAGGAGCGAACGACGATCTTTCTGGTTTAACAATCGGAGCTAGATATTATTTACAAACGGCAGGTGCTGTTTCTTCTTCTCCAAGAACAACAGGTCTTCACCAATTCGTAGGCATTGCAATATCAGCTACAGAAATAAACACAGATATTGACGATGAGACAGTAATTCTATAATGAAAATACTAACCATTAGCCCCATTGATGGACGCAAGAACCTTGTTGAATTTACTGGGTCTAATGGTTTTTCTTGGAATTTTATACCACTACTCAGTGTTGTTACTATACCTATCAATCAGCAAATGGTCGTGGTAGATGGCATCGAGATTGAAGGAAGTTTAGATATTGAAGGAGAGTTATGTCTGATATATTAATTACGAAAAAGATTACTCCAAGCACACCTTCAACAAACAAGGTTAAAATCTACGTCAACACATCGGGAAACCTTGAGAGCGTTGATGATACTGGCACAGTAAAAACTTACTCAACTGGCATTACAGCAGAGCAAGTGCAAGACATTGTGGGTGTAATGATTGTTGATACATCATCTATTGATGTAACTTATGATGATGTTGGTAACACAATATCAATGCAAGTCATTCAGACCGCAATTGACCACCAAAATTTACAGAACAAAGGTACAAATTCACACGCACAGATTGACTCACACATTGCTTCAACTGGAAACCCACACAGTGTAACCAAAGCTCAGGTCGGTTTAAGTAACGTGGATAATACGAGTGACTTAAATAAACCCATAAGCACAGCAACTCAAACCGCTTTAAACGGCAAAGAAAATACAATCACTGCTGGATTGACATCACAATATTTTAGAGGTGATAAATCTTTTCAGACATTAGATAAGACCGCAGTTGGTTTATCTAATGTGGACAATACCAGTGATGCAAATAAGCCAGTCTCAACTGCAACTCAGACTGCACTTAACTTAAAAGAAAATTCAATCTCTGCTGGCCTTACGTCACAGTATTGGAGAGGTGATAAAACATTTCAAACTCTCGATAAAAATGCAGTTGGCTTAAGCAATGTTGACAACACATCTGATTTAAACAAGCCAATAAGCACGGCAACACAAGTTGCACTCAATGCAAAGTATGATGCCAGCAATCCAAATAATTATGAAACACCAGTGCAATTAAATGCAAGAGACACTGCAAACAGAGCACGAGCAAATCACACAGGTACACAACTCGCTTCTACTATTTCAGATTTCTCAAGTTCAACACTCGGTGTATTATTAACTGGAATTTCTTTCTTAACCAACTCTGCAATCTTGGCAACAGATTCAATCTTAATCGCCTTTGGTAAAATACAAACTCAGTTAAATGCTCACTTTGGATCAGGTGGCACAGCACACGCATTGGCGACTGGTGCTGTTTCAGGTTTTATGAGTGCATTAGATAAGACAAAATTAGACGGTATCATTTCAGATGTTATCTTGTTTACTTCGTCTGCTTTGACCAATACTTCAAACACTACATTTGTAACAATACCACAGCTTCAGATAAATGTGACCGCTGGATCACGTTACAGATTTAAAGCAAGTATTTTGTTTGACACAAATGCAAACACAACTGGTATTGGTTTATCAATGGGTGGTACTGCCACTGGATTGATTAGATCGATGGTTGAAATCCCAACATCAAACAATGCGACAACAACAAATAAAATTTGTGGGCCAATAAGTGCATTAAACGGTGTTGTTACTTCCAATGCAGTTGGTACTGCTGGATTAGTTTATCTTGCTGAGATTGAAGGTGTCTTTAGAGCAACAACATCTGGTTTGATTTATCCTCAATTCAGATCAGAGGTGAATGGGGTACAGGTAAGAGTAAACATTGATTCAAATATGGTTTATAAGGAATATTAAATGATAGCTTACTTAGATCAATCAAGAAATGCTGATAATGAAAATTTGCCCTCTGACTGCCCTTGGACTGCATGGGTGCATAATGATGGGATGCCTTTACCAGAAAATGCCATTGTTGTAAGTGATGAAGAATATCAAATTATTTATGCTAGCTTTGAGTCAGCTATCTTAAAAGAAAAAGATAGAATTGCAATGGAGAAAAGAGCACAGATTAAAGATGCTTTAATTGGTGAGATTGCATCTGAAAATAAAGAAAGGTTGCGCACTGGTGTTTGGTCTTATACTGATCTGGTCACATTTTTAAATTCTGAAGAGAGTAAAAAAGTAATGAACGAGATTAATGGTCTTAGCTTTGAATTAGCTCAAGGATCGATCATGGCAATAACCAACCCAATAATTACTATGGATATTAAATTGCAATGGGTTCAAAAATTAAAAGAAAATTTATTTTTATAATTTGGAGTTAATAAAATGAGTTGGAAGAATAAAACTTACATTGTCATGGCTTTGATTGTTGTTGTGATTGTTGCTGTGTTGATTTATGATGCCGTGGCCATTCACTATGGTGGCACTGAAGCAAGCATTTCAAGCATTATCATAACGATGTCTTACAAGATGCCATTTGCAAACCATATCCTTGGAGTGATTGAAGGCATATTAATTGGTCATCTATTTTGGCGCATGAAAGGAAACAAAGATACCAGAGCATTAGGATTGGACGATAAATAAAAGCATCATGCTAGACGATACGAGCGTTAACATGATGCTTACCTGGAAAATTACATCTTTGCTTTCTTTACAGGTGCTTTCTTTACAGGTGCTTTCTTTACAGGTGCTTTTTTAACTGCGGCTTTCTTTGCCATAAAATTCTCCTAAAACTTGACTCGTTATTGAGTCGATTGATTATCGTAACGCTAAATTAATTTGTCAAATAGTTTTCCCACCTGTCGATAAACGATTGATCATTTTGTGATCTTCCCTATCTTTGTTGTACTCGAATTTTTCTTTAACTGCTCCTTCAATATCAAGACTTAAGTAACCGCAAAGATCTAAAATTCTAATGATTGCATCTGCAAGCTCTACCTCAATCATAGGTCTATATCTTAAATGATCGTCCATTAAACCTTTTCTCATACCTTCTAAAGCTTCAGAAATTTCACTATGTACCAAGGCTAACTTAGAAGCAATTAATGTAGCTGTAACTTTATTGTATTTACCAGACTTATCTTTTTGCTTCATGAAGAATAAATCCTCTTCACTCCACCAACCTACAGCTACATTGTTCGTAAAAATTTCACTAGCTAATTTGTTCAAATCACTCATCGTCCCTCCTAAAATTTATGTGACCATTTACTGATCACCTTTTCTTTATCTTCATTTGTCATACTCTTGGCAAATATAAAATCAATCTTATCAAGCTGTTCGATTTCCATTAAAGAATAATCTGCACCTCTATGTCTATATTTATAAACTTGCGTATTATTTCGATCAGTCTTTTTTCTAACGTGTAGATAAACCTTAGTAGTCATTCGAGTAATTCTACTTACTCTTAATTTCTTCTCACCTCTAATCTTGGTTAATGTCCAAGGTAAATCGTAATGCTCACACTTCTTCATAATTCTACCGATACTGTTATTAACAGTTATTTCAGCATCTAAAGGTGAATCATTTTCAAAAAGTTCTAATACAATTTTTTCAATTGTCATCTGTCTATAACCTAAGATCTCTATAATCTTAGATTCTCGTTCACTAAACTTATCCATTACTTGCTCCCTATTAAAATCTTTTTAGCTTCATCTATATAGTATTTCCAATCTACATCATTCCAATCAAATTTAGATGCAATATTACATTCTTTAACTAACCAACCTGATTGAACAGATGTTACGACCGTATCATATTTGCTTTTATTTTTTGTATGTATCCTAGCATCCCACACATCTTTACCGATCTCTTTCATTACAGTATCGAACACAACATCTTTAATACTGTTAGCTCTTTTATATTGTCCTACTTCACCTTTAGGAGGTGATACTTTTTTCATCGGTTTACCGCTAACAGAAACGTAGTATCGAACAGTCTTTAATTGTTCTTCCTCACCGATGAAAATTCTTGATTCACCTGTAGCTTTATATCTAAGCATGAAATCAAAAGGATCTGAAATAAGTCTTATCGCAATCTCCACAGGCCATAAATGTGTTAAGGCTTTTTCAGCTGCAATAATAGATGCAAGATTTGAGAAGTCTTTATTCCACCAACCTTCATATTCTTTCTCATTTAAAGGATACCAATAAGCACCTTTGCGTTTTAAATCACCGTTCATCTTTTCAGAGATATAATTGTTTACGTCTCTTATCCACATTCT